CCCAAAGATAGGGCGCATATTAACCAAAGGCGGCTGGTCAAGGCAACCTGAGTCATACCCATTAAAATGGGCTAGAGCTGTTGCTCTAGGACTCGAACGAGACACTAACCACATACCAATATTACGAGAAATTCAACAAACTATTTTGAGGTTAACTGTTGGTGTAGATGCAAAACCATACATTGAGAAGAATTTTAACCAATGGCGTCCCCACTCCACATTAAAATCCGATCCTACTCCTGAAACTTATACGTTGTTACATAAGATTTATGGAGTTGACCAACAACAAGCAGCAGACTGTGAATGTTTAATCCGTAACATTCAGAAACTCCCGTGTAGAGTTAACAGTCCATTATTCGACACCTTTTTCACCACGGATATAAAACCAAGAGGAATAACTGACACTAGCAATGCTATTATGCCTAAAGATGTACCAAGAATATTCCCACATTATGCATCCATATCACAATTTTCCAAGATGGTATGGCTCAATGTAGTGTTTTCCCCCTTAACTGAGGAGCTATTAAAACACACCAAATGTGGAGCAGCATTCACTGGAGCTATCATAGGGTTAGAAATGTCTTGCCATACATTAACATCAATTTACATGGCATCACCAATACCTTTATTAAGATATATACCAACCTTACTATTACATCTATATGCACGTTCTTTGCCGCTCAAACATGCCATATTTGTGCACATGTTGTTTAATGCAACAGTTTGTGCACTGGCATACCTGAGCGGCGACATGAATCTTCCCCATTTGAGACGTGATTCACCTCCACAAGCATCCATATTTCATACAATAATGACAACAGCTAACGCACCGATGCCTAGAAAAGCAAAAACAATGCTAAATGCGATGATAGCTAATCGCACAATAACACCACAAGGGTTGCAATTTTTAGAAGTTGCAACTGATCCATTTCATGATGATGAGATTGAACTAAGTGGCTATCCTGATATGTCAGGGGCACGTACGACCGTGTCCTGCATCAATTATACTGCTAATATAAGCGGGCCTGGGACTAGTACATGGGATTTTCATACATTCTTTGCACCTGTAACACCTGTTTATTCAGTATCAGGAACAACCACAGTTGATGGCACCTTTTATTCAACAATAAATCATGCTGGTTCAATAACATCACAAGTATCATCATCAACAGCAATTGGATCTGGGTTCAATGATATGGCTTTAGGCGCCGGCGGGGATTGGAGCCTAATACCAGCCGTACAAACAGGACAATTCCTCTTACCAACAAGCGCAATGGCTGGTCCCAGCCGCTTAATAGCGGCTGGGATAGAAGTGGTCAACACTACAGCAGAAATATATAAGGGCGGAGCAGTCACCGTATACAGATCACCTGGAACGATGACCCCAACCTCATTGACCATAACAACCACAGCGACAACCACAACAACACAAACTGTCTCAACAACAAAGTCATCCCACCGTTTGAGTGGGACACCAAATGACAATGACACTGCTGCTGGTACTTTTACAGTATCAGGGCAAATGACAACATTACCACCATCAACGTCAGCGTTAGCTGCCCTCTATCCAAATTCAAAAACATGGGCAGCCACAGACGGGGTTTATATACCAGTCACTTTCAATTCCACGGTAAATGGTTTTAAAACACCACTACCTGGTTTTGCTGGATTGGTTAAACCGCGAAGTTCCGCTGATATAATAGCTGGGAATAGTATGGTAGCGTGGCTACCACTAGTGTCAGGAGCCGGCCCTGGGCTCTTACCAACGGCATCAAATACTGTCATGCCATTTGATGTCGTCGGGGCAATATTCACTGGCCTCAATGCGGCGTCCACGTTGCAGGTAACAGTAAAATATTATGTTGAGAAACAACCACTATGGACGGACACCGTTATCTTACCATTAGCAAGACCTCCTTGCCCATATGACCCTTTAATTTTAGAAATATTAACAAGGGTAATGCAAAGCATGCCTGTGGCGTGCAAGCAGGGTGAAAACCCATTGGGTGAGTGGTTTAGCGATGTGTTGAGTAAGATAGGTGAGTTTGCACCAAAAATCGGCGAGGCTCTAAGTTTTATACCTGGAGCTAGACTGATTGGTGATGGTGTGGGAGCTGTTGCCGGAGCAATTCGATCAACACAAACCACCAATAATGCCAATGGCACCACTACCACCACCACTACACAACAACAACCAAATGGCGCTACACGTGTAGTGACCACCAAACGTCGAAGACCCATGCGGGTCGCTGCAATGGCCCGGAAAATGCGAAACACAAGGTTGCAAATGCAACCACCAAGCACACCCGGGCGTACATCTCTACAGAATACTCGTAGACGTAACAAAACCAAACCATTCGCAAATTACACTTAAAACGAATGGGACGGGGTCCCTAAATGTGGCTAAGTGCCACTACCCTGTTAAGGCTTGGGTAAAACCCCATATCTTGGGAAGGAACATAGGATACTACAAACTAAAGATATGGGGAATCAAAATTAATGATACGGGTCGAGCATGGTTTAATACGATGTTCTTCCTCAGCCACCTATGATAAATGGCGAATTCCACCTAGGGGTGGACGTGGGGGGGGTTCTAAACATTCTCACGTAAAATCACGAAAGTGACAATATTAA